TCCCTAATGTTGTCCGGTCTATCAATAATGCATTTAGACGACAAGACCAGATCGAATATCTGGAAACTGGAAACGGGTTTGAATTTGCCCCTATTATTGCCGACGCTGAAGCAGGATTCGGAGGAGTTCTAAATGCGTATGAACTTGCAAGAAACCTTATCGAAGCAGGTGCTGCCGCTGTTCACTATGAGGACCAAGTGGCTGCCGAAAAGAAGTGCGGACACCTTGGAGGAAAGGTTCTTATTCCTACTTCTCAGGCTATACGCAATCTTAACGCCGCTCGCCTTGCTAGTGACGTTGCTGGCACTGATACAGTCGTTATTGCTCGTACCGACGCTGAGTCTGCTAAACTAATCTCCAGCAACATCTCCGATATCGACAAACCATTCATCAAGAGAGTCGCGCAGGGCACTGCGGGATCTATTCAATGTCGTACACAGGAAGGATTCTACCAACTACAGGAAGATAGGGGCCTAGAGTTCGGTTGTGTGCGTGGTCAGGCATACGCAGAATACGCAGACCTCGTTTGGTGCGAAACATCGACACCAGACTTGAAGGATGCGAAGCGTTTTGCTGACGCAGTCAAGGGTGCAGTTCCAGACGCGATGCTCGCGTACAACTGTTCACCGTCATTCAACTGGCGCAAGTCAATCCCAGGCGATCAAGAACTGAAAGACTTCCAACGTGAGTTGGGTAAGATGGGATTCAAGTTCCAGTTCATCACACTCGCTGGGTTCCACCAGACAAACTACTCTATCTTCGACTTCGCAAACCGATATAAAGATGAGGGAATGTATGCATACTCGTTACTCCAAGAAGCGGAGTTCGCCGCAGAGTCACGTGGGTACACAGGTGCGAAACACCAGAGAGAAGTCGGCGTCGGTTACTTCGATGCGATCACGACTACTCTTGGGTCTTCATCGACCGCCGCAATGGCAGGGTCAACCGAAGAGGGACAGTTCTAATGTTTAAGAAGATCGGATTCGCAATTTACGACCTATACAATTTCTTCTTCAACTTGAAGATCAACCCGTTGCGTCATATACCGAACGAACTTGTACAGTTTATTCTCATGTTCTACTTATCGGTAATGTGGTCCGTGGTGTTCACCTTCTGGGCCGGATACACTTGGATGTATGGTATCTACAGTACGGGTGGTCATCTTATGGTACTTGGCGCGTTCTTTGTCACTGTCGCATTATTCAGAGACGCTGAGAAGAATGGTCATCTGTGGGTTCAACGAAACAAGTTACCCCCAGTACCAAAACGTCGTATTGTTTGGGACGTGGAGAAAGAAGGATGAGTGATATTGCACAGTCACCTATTTCAAGAACGGGTAACCGTGACTGGGACGACACGTTTAACAAATGTTTTTATGACAATATGTCAACCGTAGTCTGGGCACACAGCTGCATGTTTGAGGGCGCAATCTTCATCGGTAAGGGTGAAGAGTGTTCTTGGTGCGGTGCTACAGAAGAACATGAACCGGATGTGACTTACGCTCAGATCCCCGTAATAATGTCAGGAATGAAAAACTAAAATGCCAATCAAATACAAGAGAAGTAACTGGTCGAAGAGTCGTCTGAAGAAGGGGACTACCCAACACTTCTATATGCACCAACTGGATAACGCGCAACTCTGGAAGGAGTTCGACGGTTGTAATGAAAAGAAGTACAAGAACAAGATGCGCACAGAGTTGTATAAACGTGGGTTCAAGTTAGAGGACTTCGCTGAACGTGGATGATATCGGTCTACTTGGTCTTCTCGCAGTTTTCTTGTGCCCTATGGTGTTTGGCGGTATCACAATGTACTACTCACACAAAACCATACATAAAGATACACTGAAAAGATGGGGGAAAGATGAAGTTTAAGATAGTGTACAGAGAGGAGAACGAGTCAATCTTCCCTTGGAAGTCTCGTTACCGTGGTGTCGTATTATGGCCATACATGATAATGCGACCAAAGAAATACGCGACGGGATCAGTCGCACAATCTGAGTTGATGACACGACGATCACTCGTTAAGTTGTATCGACACGAGTTGCAACACTGTTATCAGATCAAAGAGAGAGGCGTCATCGGGTTCTACGTTCGATACGTATTCTTGAGTTTTGTGAAGGGATACTGGAATCATCCAGATGAACTAGAGGCGCGTCAGTACGAGAACGAAAAATTGACCCCTTTAGAAGAGAAGTGGCTCCACGAAGGGGTCGTGAACTTAAACGATTTGAACGACTGAACAGACGTTCGACTTGTTGTCCACCAGAACACGGATTTTAGAATTTTCAGTTATTCTGTTTCCGTTGTTCTTCACCACGACCTTTGAGTCTGGTGAGATTTTTAGATCACAGTTGTGTGAGATCTTGACATCCGCATGCTCTTGTGATACAATACGTATGTCTTTTGATGAGATGATCAGTTGATCGTCTTTACAGACTGTGACTGAGTTTGCAAGTGCTGTTGGTGCGAGTATACATAACACCGATGCGATTAGGTATTTCATTTGCTTTCTCCTGTCGTCATCACGACGACTTTTGTTGCCTCACGGCAGTTAATGATGTTACAGTTTTGTGACACTGTATAATATATATACAGATTTTATTTTTGGCGAGTAGTTCAGTTGGTAGAACGCGTGACTGTTAATCACGTTGTCGCAGGTTCGAGCCCTGCCTCGCCAGCCATTTTGCGAGAGTGGTGGAATTGGTAGACACGCTGGTTTTAGGTACCAGTGCCGCAAGGCGTGAGAGTTCGAGTCTCTCCTTTCGCACCAATTTATTATGAACCAGTGAGAAGATAATGACTATGAAGGCAGGAAAGATTTGGGGACAAACAGAACTCATTCACGCGAATGGAGTGTTGGAGTTTCACCGCATCGAGTACAAGAAAGGTTTCAAGTGTTCCGAACATCTCCACGAGTATAAGTGGAACGGATTCTTCGTAGAGTCTGGTCAGATGATCGTGCGTGTATGGCAGGACGACCAAGATGGTCTTGTCGATGAAACCATCCTCAATGCGGGTGAGTTTACCCAAGTCAAGCCAGGCAAGATCCACCAGTTCGAAGGACTCAAAGACGGAGTTGCATTCGAGTTATACTGGGCAGAGTTCAATCACAACGACATCGTCCGTCGCACCATCGGGAGTAAGTCTTAATGCCCCCGAAGAAAGGACGTGGTGACCCAATGGTCCGTGCGGATGGTCGCAATAAACCAGACCGCGAATGGTACCCCGAAAACTTCGATTGGTACCTCAAGTGGGTCGCATCTATTCTAATTCTCGCATCTCTTGCGATGCGTTCCGCAGGACCAGAATATCGCATGTACGATCTCGTGATCGGATTCGCGGGCATTATTCTGTGGACATGGGTATCAGTCATCTGGAAAGATCGCGCGTTGATCATGTTGAATGCAATTTCTGGATTTATGATCTTGACAACCATACTAAGAGAGTGGTAAAATGGACATCGAAAAACATATAGCAAATTGGGTGTATTGGACCTATCGAGATTTGAAGGTCAAACCCGAATGGTTAGAACGTGACTTCCAGAAGTCAAAGGTAATTTTAGGAATAGATGATGGCGAAGAAAATACCGAAAATCGACTACAAGTTCAGTGAGGATAGACTCATCGCAGAGTTTGCTGAATACGTGGACGCAACCTACAATCAACACTACGCGAAGCAGAAGTTTCAGGCGACTGAGTTCATTGTAGACGGTGGTCACGGTACGGGGTTTTGTATTGGAAACGTGTTGAAGTATGCACAACGATACGGTAAGAAAGGTACCGAAGCAGACGCACGTAAAGACCTAATGAAAGTTCTCCACTACGCACTGATCCAACTACACGTACATGACCAATCTGCTTCTAACTGATAGAATTCGTTACGTCGGTCTAGGTGACCGACTTGACGCCCTAGGTGTCGCAAAGATCATGAGCAAAGAAGGACGCGTAAAGATCCTTCAGCCCAATGGTTGGTTCCGACAACTAGAAGAACTCACGGAGTTGTTCGATCTCAACTGCGTTTACTATCACGGTAAACCAGTGGATCATGAGACCTACAGAGTCCACGATCCAGACGGAGACCACAAGTTCTGGAGTGTCCGCGACTACCCTCGATTGAGCGTCGATCTCGATCTGGAGTTGCCGAAGAAATTCGTGACCATGCAGTTTGATGGGACACATAATCATAATAGGATTCGCAATCCTCAGACCATCATGTCAGAGTGGCGCGAACGGGGGTACGAAATTATCCAAGTTGGTGGTAAGGCGACCGATCCAAGGTTTGCGCCCAAGGTGGGTAATCTCAAAAACATAGTTTACGCAATGTCCAAGTCTCACGGACATATCGGTGTCGATTCGGGTATGATGCATCTCGCAAAGTTCTCGATGGACGCAGATAAAATTTGTGTATATACAGTTATGGAACGAAAGACTAGTTTTGTGTGTGCCCTTGAGAAGAAAGGAGCACTTATTTTAGAACACTAGGAGCGGTAGTTCAGTTGGTTAGAATACCGGCCTGTCACGCCGGGGGTCGCGGGTTCGAGTCCCGTCCGCTCCGCCAACTTTCGAGAGAAAATTATGAGATTTCTTTTAATTGCGGTATTGACAATCGTTACAAGTTGTAGTACAATGGGTAAACAAGTGGATAAAGGTCTCTGTCTCAAGTGGACTACCTTTACCTCTGAGAGACTAGAATGTGCCGGTGGTCGTGGTGTTGCGCAACAAGTTTGCGTCGTGCGAGAAATACAAATGGCACACTGTTTAGTTTGGGAGTGGCCAGAAGGTCGTCCGGAGGATGAATCATGAAACAATGGATTCTGCCCGTCGTGATGGTTACTGGATGTGCCACACAAGAGAAAGATGATCGTATCTGTCTTGAGTGGAAATCTCAAGTAGAGATCAAAGAGAGATGTATCCCCATGTATGGTAACTTGATATGTGCGGATGAAGAAAGAGTAAGATACTGGTGTGTTCTGTATGATGAATCCATCGGCAAACCGGATGATAATGATGCGTAAGAGTATAACCCCATATCTTCTGAAGTTAGATGACCGACTTTGGGATGAGATCGAAGACAACCGAATGGCACTGAAGGCGTTGTTTCCTTCAGGTGTGTCCAAGAAAGAGTTTATCCAGAATGCGATAATCGCATACAACCAATCGTTTGTTGAGTCTGGGGTTAAAGAGAAACTAAGACAAATCCGACCAGTGGAGATTGAAGATCCGCTGTCGCCATACTACGGGGAGTAAAAATGGCAAGAGGTAAGTTAGAAGTCAAGCGCCGTCGTGAAGGTGCTTTAGAGCGTCTACGTGCGTCACAGTTCTTTGAGAAGAACGACCGCACAGAGGCAAAGTGGCAGGCACGTAAGGACAAGGAGATCGAGATTCTCGAAACGTCCCTTGGGTTACGACAACCTGCTAAAGTGAAAAGAGAGGAAATAACTCTCGATTGATAAGGGGAATCCTATGGAAATCCTAGCAGTTGTAGCAGTAGTTGTGGTGGTGTACTTAGTTGTACGTAGTCGTGGTGGATCTGGCGGTTCAGGTGGATCCGGCGGCGGAGGCGGTTCAACTCGACCAGACGACAGAGATAACGTAAGTCGTAAGTAATCCTTAGTCCCGAGATGACTCTAAACTCGCTCTGGTCGTTACGCCCGTCTCCTGAGTATGAGAAAAACTGCTCTACTAATTGAGGAAATGTTATGATACACGAGTGGAAGATTTTTTACAAAGGTATGCAAGTAGGTCTCACCTATTCATTGACAGAGTACGGTGCGAGAGAGCGGTGGTACAATACTCACAGTAGAAGTGCAAGTAAATACTCCGGTCTTTCGTTTGATGACATCTTCGCAAAGAAGGCATGACGGGTCTTTGGAAGATTTACATAAACGGGAATTTTATGGGAATCATTTCGGCGGTTACCAAACACGGAGCCTGCGAGAAGTATTGCGCAATCTTTGGAATTCCCACAGACATGACTCACACGGGTCATGTTCATATAGTAGCAGAGAGGTTCAAATATGAGCTTTAAATTACCAAGCCCCAACGATATGGGCAACGTGGTTCGTGACTCTCTCCATCATTATTTGGAGTGGCACATATGCGAGCACTATGGTGTTCACCGCATAGACGATCTCAACGTAACTGAGATTACAGAAGTCATGGCCGAATACTTCAATCAAAAATCCGCACGTCTTGATTCGATGATTGCAGAGGCACTCAAAATGGCGATCGGAAACTGGGAGTCCAGTAACGGAAAAGGAATCCTATGAAAATTTTTACCATGCTAGTATTGATGCTTTTGCCAATGGGGGCTAACGCGCAAAAGTATGGTACAGACGATTTTAGATTTCTGGTAAAGGAATACGAAAACCTTACTCCTGGCGTAGAGTTTATCCTAATGAAGGACGAACAAGAATACGATAGGGTCAGGCGAAAACATCTTGGAGTTGCGTGGGACACGATTAGTGCGTTTACCTACTGGAACCAAGAGAAGGGAACCTGCAAAATCTATATTAAAGACCCTGAGTGGAAATACGAACCAGAGTTGATCGGACACGAAGTCGCTCACTGTATCTGGGGTCGATTTCACAAGGGCAGAAAGGGGATGAAGAAATGATGTCGAAGTTGTTTGATATAATGGAAGAAGTGATCTTAGGTGCCATCGTGATCGCAACAATGTTTGCTGTCGGGGAAGAGATCTACCGTTTGATCGAGGCAGGTACTGTCGCACTAACTGACCTTCTGCTTCTCTTCATCTATGCGGAGGTTGTGGGTATGGTTGCGATCTTCTATCGAAGTCACCGCATCCCCGCAGTCCTACCGATCATCATTGCGACTACCGCATTGAGTAGAATGATCATCTTACAGAGCAAGGACTTAGATCCCACGATCATCCTGTTCGAAGCGGGAGGTATTGTTCTACTAAGTATAGCTGCATTCATCATGACGTATCGTGATCGATATGTGAGTGAGGATGAACTCCAATAGGGTCTGATTCCCCTATCCAAATAACTGAATCAGTGGTGCCCAGAAGAGCAGAGAGTCTCGTTCCTCTCTCAAATCAACGAACGAGTGGTACCGGAGGCTGGAAAGAATTGGCGGGTGTAGCTCAGCTGGATAGAGCGTCGGTCTACGAAACCGAAGGTCATAGGTTCGACTCCTATCACCCGCGCCAGAATTGGGGTGTCGCCAAGTGGCAAGGCAGCGGGTTTTGATCCCGCCATTCGGTGGTTCGAATCCATCCACCCCAGCCATATAGTGAGGAAGATTATGAGTTTTATTAGTGAAATGCAAAGACTGCAACAGAACATCAAGGAACTGGCGCAGACATTCGATGCACTGCAAAGACAGGTCGAACAATATCAAAACACACGAGGTGAACCAGAGTATCCTAATGAGTTGCGTGATCCAGACCCTGTAGATCTCGTAGATCGAGATACGCCAAGGAAATCGATTGATGACATAACCCCACAAGAGTGGAACTCCTTGAGGTTCGATAGAAATTCCAAGTCATAAGATTAGGTGGGCTGGCTGAGTGGTCGAAAGCGGCGGTCTTGAAAACCGTTGAACCGAGAGGTTCCGTAGGTTCGAATCCTACGCCCACCGCCACTTTTTGTATAAATAAATACATCTATCATCAACAGACTGTATTACAATGAAATCTTTCAAAACATTCCTAGACGAAGGTGTCAACGATCCAGCAATCTTCAAGGCGATTTTCCTTGCAGGTGGGCCAGGCTCTGGTAAGTCATTCATCGTCGGCAAAACTGGTCTGACCTCTATGGGTTACAAGGTCGTCAACTCTGACGATGCATTCGAAGCTGCCATGAAGAAGGCAGGTATGGAGATGGACCCAGAGAACATCTTCTCAGTGAAGGGTCAGGAAATCCGTGGTAAGGCAAAGGCACTTACAGGTAAACGACAGGCACGTTACATCGAAGGTCGTTTAGGACTAGTCATTGATGGTACAGGTAAAGACCCAGACAAGATTGTGACTCAAGCAAGACAACTAATCAAGTTGGGTTATGATGTCGCAATGGTCTTCGTAAACACCGATTTAGAAACTGCTATCAAACGTGATGCCGCTCGTAAGAGAACTATCGGTGAAGTCGAAGCGACCAAGTATTGGAAAGAAGTGCAACGCAATATCGGTCGTTACCAACAGTTGTTTGGTAAGAACAATTTCCTAGTAGTCGACAACTCAGAAGGTAAGGACTACCAAGCAGAGACCCTACGCGCATATCGTGATGCGACAAAATTCACTAACAGGGCACCAGACAATCCGAAGGCGCAAAAGTGGATTGCGGACGAAAAAGCAAAAGCAAAAAGGTCTTGACACCCCCCTCATAGTATAGTATACTTCCTCTCGAAACTTGAAATAGAGTATTGAGAGGCTCTTTATATTATGCAACGTCTACTAACTGTAGCGGTAACAAGCGCACTTATCAGTGCGTGTTCCGGTGGAGGTTCTGACACCCCACCACCCGTCGTGGCAGACCCTGTCACATCCACACCCGTAACGACACCCGTCGACCCCGCAGTCGAGGCACGTGACAATCTACTCACGTTACTTGACTCTACGTCACCGACAGGTACTTACGAGGCATACATCCTACCCGCAAGTGATGACTTCGACAACATCCCGCAAGATCCCAGCAATGAGATCACCGCAGAGAAGGTCGCGCTGGGTAAGTTAATCTACCACGAGACTGGTATCACTGAAGGTGACATCGAGTCTAGTCAAGGTACGTTCTCGTGTGCATCTTGTCACAATGCGCAGAACGGATTCAAGTCTGGTATCCGTCAGGGTATCGGTGAAGGTGGTATCGGATTCGATCACCGCATGGTGATGGAAGGTGTTGACCTTACGGAAGTTGATGTACAACCAGTAACATCCCCTACAGTACTGAATACCGCATTCCAAGAAGTGATGCTTTGGAATGGTCAGTTCGGTAATGAAGTGGGTGGTGTTGTGAACATTGGTATCGACCCCGACCGTCACTTCACAGAAGGCACACCGAAGGAAGCAAACCTACGCAACTTTTCCGGACTAGAGACGCAGGCAGTCGCAGGCCTTGGTGTTCACCGTATGGGAACAGATAATCCCGAATCGTTACTACGTACCAACGAGACGTATCGTCAGATGTTTGAAGACGCATACGGTGTCGCAGAACCCGACGACATGTTAGAGGCTGCCGCACTATCGATTGCCGCATTCGAACGAACCGTCCTTGCAAACGAGGCACCATTCCAAGACTATCTCCGTGGAGATGAAACTGCGATGACTGAGACTCAGGTAGCAGGCGCGGAAGTGTTTTTCGGTAAGGGTAACTGTTACGCATGTCATAACGGTGCCGCATTATCGTCACCCAAAGGTGCGATGGCAGACGATGTCTTTATGACTGTCGGATTCCACGATCTTGATATATGGGACGACGTGATTGGTGACGTAAATGAAGAAACACGTGAGGGACGTGGGGGATTCACTGGAGATTCACTGGACAAGTTCAGGTTCAAGGTACCACCACTTTATAATCTTATAGATACAACTGTATTCGGTCACGGTGCATCGTTTACCTCTGTGGAAGACGTGGTTCGTTACAAAGTAGAAGCGATCCCACAACACCCTCAAGTAGAAATCGGCGACCTTGACTACAGGTTCACGCCTCTGGATCTGACAGAAGAAGAGATCGCGAATCTCGTTGAGTTCCTAGAGGTCGGTTTGAGAGATGACAACTTGATGCGGTATGTCCCTGAGTCTTTACCCAGTGGTAACTGCCCTGTCAACAACGACGAAGTGTCGCGACAAGAGTTAGGTTGCGACTAAGAAGGAGAACTATGTCTTACAAAGAATATCACGGCGACATCGCTAGAGTCTGCGATCAGTGCGGTTACATAATCGAACACATTGAAGACGCAGAAACGAAACGTGATATTCTTACAGGTCAACTAAAGTTTTATGCAAAGGAACTAAAGGTGGAGTCAGAAATGTCAAAAACCTTGGTCCAATCATACGACAAGTGCGACGATTGTGAGACATATAAATAGGAGATATAGGGGCTATAGCTCAGTTGGGAGAGCGCTTGATTTGCATTCAAGAGGTCGTGGGTTCGACTCCCTCTAGCTCCACCAGTTCCCCCGCTTGCGCGGGACTCGACATAAGATTGGATGAGCGCAATATGCCGTGCGCCCACGAACGTGATCTCTCAAACGTGCATGTTGAAAATGCCTTGACGTTCGTTGGATCCGACTTGCCATCACATGTCCTACGGAGTCCTGCGTAAGCGGGGATCTTTTTTTTTATTGACACACAATGAAAGTTGTGTTATGATTATATTATGTTTGAACACGTATTTACAGAATTAACCGAAATGAACGCTGTCACCACTGAGAAGGGGCGACAGTACCGCACACCTGAAGGCATCGACCTTCCATCCATCACAACAGTTCTTTCGATACTGTCCCGTGAATCTATTGCAAAGTGGCGAGCTAGAGTAGGTCATGAAGAAGCGAATCGCATTTCGCATCGCGCATCATCTCGCGGGACACGAGTCCATGAGATCGTAGAGAAGTATATCAACAACGAGGAGAACTTTAAAGATGGATATACTCCAGACATTATTAGTAGCTTTAGTGATCTTAAGCCCATTTTGGATAGCCGTATCGGTAGAGTATATGCACAGGAAGCCCCTCTCTACTCAAACCACTTGGGAGTGGCTGGTCGCGTCGATTGCATTGCTGAGTTCGATGGTCGTCTTTCTGTCATTGATTTCAAGACATCTATGAAACCCAAGCGGAAGGATTGGATCACCAATTACTTCATGCAAGAGTCCGCTTACGCAATCATGTGGGAAGAACGAACAAATCGTCCCATCACTCAACTTGTCACCATCATATCCGTAGACAACCACGAACCGCAGATCTTTGTCGAACACAGAGATACATGGGTCCGTCCCCTGCGCGAAACAATCGCACAATATAACGCAGAAAATTCTCACAATTCCCTTGACATATAAATAGAACCATGTATACTCACCATATCAAATTATTAGGGAATTGATATGAAAACTTTTAGAACATTCCTCGCAGAGCAGAGGGTAGACACGACTGCGACGGCGTCATACACCGAGTTATATCCTGCGCTTATGTTCAATCATAAGTACAGACCCGTCTCCGCAGAAGACGTTAAGAAATTCGTTTACAGAGTGCGATTAGACGATTCTAATAGTAAGAAGACATTTATTAATAATTCCGGCACTGACCCAGAATCTGCGCGTCAGTACATCGACAAAATGTCTTCTCTCAAACCATCGCTTGTAAAAACTAAACTAGAGAATGCGATAGGTATTGTTAACTATCTCTACGATTTACACAGCTCCAAACCTATCGATTCGGTTCAGTGGGGGTTTAGAGATAAACCAAGAGGTGTTGGTAGAAACCACGCCGGTGATATATTCGTGAACTTCGCTGACGGTAGTATGATAGGTATCAGTCTCAAGGCAGGTACTTCTAAATCGAAAGAACCTTTGCTGAACAGTTATGTCAATACGCAGTACAAGAAAATCGGAAAAGAGGATAGACTCTCTGAACTAGAAAGTGCGCTGTGGGATTCGGTATATTCTAAATTACCATCCCTAGACTCTTCGGTTAATAAGTCGAACTACATGGATAATAAATCCAAAGTTCGACAAGCATACCTTGATTACTTCCTTGACAATGAATCTGAGGCGGATGAGTTATACGTTATCCAAAACAGAATATGTCGAGAGAAGTTCTGTGAAGAACTGAATACTCTTTCCCTAGAAGATTTCAAGGAGTGGATATCTTCCAACTTTAATCTACAGAAACCACAAACTCCACCTCTCGTATTGGTCAAGGCGGTTAAGAAAACTGCTGAACAAAAGGGTGACGATCTTCAATCCATCCTACCTCTAATCACGGGATTCAAGGCAAAACTTAATAAGAAGTCCGTCCAAGAGTGGTTCATTGACATCGATACCGCTGACGAAAGTAAGCGACTAACCATGACGATACGATCTGATGCGGGTGTAAGAGCAGGTAAAAAACTTTCTGGTCTTGGTAAGTTAGGAAAGTTTACCGCACTCAAGTTGCAATATAACGGCATCACGGACATATAATGGAAAATTTCTCTTCCTACATCACTGAACAGAAGAACACCCACATGACCCACATTGAGGACAAGGTTCTCTACGGCGGTGTCGATGGGACGCGCGAGGCGATCAACGCACTGCGTGGACTACGTGATATGTTAGCGGGAAAGAAGGCGGGTAATGTGTCGGTCAAGTGGGACGGCGCACCCGCCATCTTTTGTGGCACCGACCCGTCAGACGGTCAGTTCTTTGTCGCGAAGAAGGGGATATTCAATAAGAACCCGAAGGTCTACAAGACCGACGCAGATATCGACGCGGACACCTCTGGTGATCTGAACGCGAAACTGAAACAGGCACTCCAGTATCTCCCAGACCTAAACATCAAGGGTGTGGTCCAAGGCGACTTCCTGTTCAGTCGCGCAGACCTACAGGGTAAGAAGATCGACGGTCAGAAGTATGTCGTCTTCCATCCGAACACAATCGCATACGCAGTACCTTGGGATCAGGCCGCAGACCTACGTGCCGCGAAGATCGGTATCGTATGGCACACGACCTACACCGGAGATTCTTTTGAAAACATGAAGGCGTCCTATGGTGTGGACGTATCCAAGTTCCGCAAGTCGCGCAACGTATGGTCACAAGACGCGATGCTCCGCGACGTGACTAACGCAACCATGAGTGACAAGGACACCAAAGAGGTCAACTCTCTACTGACTCAGATCGGTCGTCTGTTCAAACAGACATCGTCCACTACACTCAAGGCACTCGAATCAAATCAGAAACTCGCACAGGCGATCGAGACGTACAACAACTCGTTCGTTCGTGCAGGCGCACTCATCCCAGACTCTACCAAACACGTCACGGGATTGGTCGCAAATCGCCAAGCGTACTACCAGAAAGAGATCGCCAGTAAGAAATCTCAACGTGGAAAAGATACGTGGATTCAGAAATATGCGGACGAAATGGAGTTTTTCTCCCCTGATAACAAGGCAAATCTCGTAAAAATGTTTGAAATGCAACGTTTGATGGTACTGGTGAAATTAAAACTTATAAATAGTTTGGACAAACTAAAGACGATCGACACCTTCGTTCAGACCACTGACGGATACCAAGTCACTGGTGAAGAGGGATACGTGGCGATCGATACACTTGGTGGTGATGCGGTGAAACTGGTTGATCGTATGGAGTTCTCATACAACAACTTTTCATCTGATATATTGAAGGGGTGGGATTCCGCCCGTAGATAAAATGGGATAAACCAAAGAGGATTATGACCGTGGAGTCATTTAAACAATTTGTGGACGAAGTCCTAGATAACGTTCAACGCCGCAAGCTTGCAATGCGAATGAAAAAGAACAAGGCGAAGATCGCCATTGCTCGAAAGAAATCAGAACGCAAGATGGCGGACATGGACACACTAAAGAAACGCGCACGACGAGCTGCGCGTACTGCAATGGTAGACAAACTATCTAAGGGTAAGTCAAAAGACGAATTGTCACTCGCTCAGAAGAAGAACATCGAGAAGCGATTAGACAATCCTGCCATGCAGAAGAAAATTGACCGTGGTGCTAAGAAACAACTAAAGGTTGTTCGTAAGGCAGAGATACAACGCAAACGTAGTCGCGGTCAAAAATAATGATAAAGAATTTTTCACAATACCTCGTTGAAGAGGAGCGTGAAGTATTTTTCACGTTTGGTCGCATGAACCCGCCTACCATTGGTCACGGCAAGGTCATGGACGCACTATCAACTAAGTCGGGTAAGTCTGACTATAAAGTCTTCGTGTCGCAATCTCAAGACCCGAAAAAGAACCCGTTGTCGTATAGTGATAAGATCAAACACACACGTAAGATGTTTCCAAAACATGCACGAAACATCATCGCAGACAAGTCGGTAAAAACCGCAATCAATGCGATGGTCGCTTTGTATGACCAAGGTTACAAGACAGTAACGATGGTTGTTGGAGAAGACCGTATTACAGAATTCGATGTCCTGTTGAAAAAATACAACGGGACGAAGGGCCGTCATGGCTTCTACAATTTTAAGAATATTAACATAGTATCTGCCGGTAAGAGAGATCCAGACGCTAGTGGTGTGGAAGGAATGTCCGCGTCTAAACAGCGAGAGAATGCAGCGAAAAATGATTTCGTAACGTTCTCGCAAGGCGTTCCAAAGTCTATGTCCGATAAAGACACACGTCGTTTATTCAACGATGTGCGTAAGGGCATGGGATTAAGTGAAGCCCTAGAATTCCGTAATCACCTAGAACTGAAACCAGTATCCGAAACCCGCGAACAATATGTTGCGGGCTCTCTGTTTGAAGTTGGCGATACAGTAGTCATCAAAGAAAGTGATGAGGTGGCTACTGTATCCGTTTTAGGAGCAAATTATGTCATCGTAGAACACGATGGCAAGAAGTCCCGCAAGTGGTTAGACGCAGTCGAGAAACTTGAAGAGGACGTATCACAAAGACAGATAGACGACCTAGAGAAATTCGGTGATCGTTTGTTGAAGAAGTTTGACATCGACATCGAGTTCACCCGTCATTTCGCAGATCGCATGAACGACAAGCGCAATGACCCAGAGATCAAGGTCGCAGAGATTCAGCGTTTGTTCAAGAAGATCGCAAAGAACAAGGGCAAAGACATTAAGAAACACGGAGATGCAGAGGCGGTCCTCAAGGACATGCAGTCAGATCTGAATCTTCCGGTTGTTGTAAACTATAAAGACGGTGAGTTCGAGGTGGTTAACAAGACCATCATGCGCAAGAAAGGATTCAAGACAACGAGTCCAGAGATTAAGTACGAATCTGCGCAGGATCCAGACATAAAGGATAAGGAAGGAACTCAACCAGCGCGATACCACGCAGGATTGAAGAAGTCCACCAAGACGAAGAGAGACGCGCACTTCAAGAAACATGGTAAGAAGGCAGACAATGATTCATCTGCATACAAACCAGCGCCAGGCGATGCAACGGCAAAGACCAAACCATCGAAGTATACCAAGGCGTTCAAGGATATGTATGAAGAACAGGACCAGATCCTAGAGAACTGGGTGACCGATCTTATGAACAAGTTGGATGCTAAGTCTATCCATAAGAATAAATACAAGAAGGTCGCACAGTACATCAAGAAAGAACTTGATAAGTCTGGTGACGGACGTTCGATAGAATATCATGCTGCTAATACTATTCGTAAGTTCAATCTGGACATGGATACAAAGGCACTGGCGGGTATGATAAGGCAATTGGCATGATCAATTTCAAGAAGTACCTTGAAGAAAAAAGATACGGTCTCTACTCTGATCTCGATTTGGGGGAAGGTCCAGACGGTATCGCAGCGAAGGCGAAGAAGTCAGGTATCTCACCAGACACAC